CTCACAGGTAAAAAAGCTCGTATCGCTGAACGTCGTCGTTAAGATACACCAGTTTAACCGCTCTATTGAGCGGTTTTTTTATTTTTATTAATCTATTTAATATTAAATTTTAAAGTCTGGATTTTAAAAAGCAGGCAAAAAGCAGGCAACTAAAAACTTACTAGAGAAATTCTAGTAAGTTTCTTGTTTTTTCTTTCATTTTTTCTGTTATATGTAAATATATTTTCTCTGTTATTTTAGAACTAGAGTGTCCTACTCGTCTCTGGATTACATATAATGGAACTTCAAGTTCAGCTAGTTTAGAAATGTGGGTATGTCTAAAAATATGAGTAGAAATTCTTTTGTCTTTAGGTATGCCCATTTTTGCTTTGTTATTTCTCAAAAAGGAATTAATAGCAGTTGGTTGAAGTGGGGTACCATTCTTAGTTGTAAAAATGAAATCTGAATTTGCGGATAGAGTGCAAGCTTCTTCATAAATTTCAATCGCGCGTGAGTTTATATCTACCTCACGAGTACCAGCTTTAGTTTTGGTTTCTCTTGTTTTGCCTTGGTCACTAATTTTATTTCCATGATAATCAAGATTACCATCCACAATACAATAACTCCTGTTATCTGATAAGATGACATCACTTTTTAGCATTCCTGCACCCTCCGCAAAACGCAACCCATTTAGATATAACCATTGACAAAGTAGGTAGTAACGATAATTTTTAAGTTTTAAAAACTCCATCACTTGTTCCAACTCATTTTGTTCAAGGAAAAAGTCAGCAATTTTTCCTTCATGTTTTGGCTTATATTTTATCTTTAGTTTTTCTGCAGGATTATTATTTAAATATCCATGTTCAATGGCAAATTCAAACATTTTATTTAATCGAGTTTTTAATCTATTACAATAATCTTCTGATCTATCTTGAGCTCCAAACATAAGATTTTCCATCATCTTATTAAGAAAAACAGTTGTAATTTTGTTAACTAATGCATCTTTACCAATCTCATTTATAAGTACTTTATGTTGTGCTAACATGTTATCACGAGAACTATTTCTCATTTGCTTTTTAAAGATTCTTTCACACTCGTCCATAAGTTTCCCGAATGTGATAGAAGTAATATTTTTATCAAGGTTGTGTTGTTTTTTTGAAATTTTAGATAGCAGAACTTTTTGAGCGTTACTTCTAGTAACTCGATTATCTTTATCTAAAGTTACCGATACTTCACGCCTCTTATTGGTTAAGTTATCGACATATTGCTCACAGAATTTATATTTCCCATTGGGGAGAGCAACAACATACATTTTTAATTCCTCATTTCATCAAAAATTGATATAATGATATAGTAATAGTTCACGTTAATTCGTAGCTGTTACTATTGCGATTAACTACCCTTTGACCGTCCAAAGTTGAGGGTAGTTTTTTTATTTAAAATTTACCAAGTTAATCCAGCAGCAGCAATTTCATTTTTTGAAGCATATTGCCCATTAGGGCGATGCCATCTGCCTCTTGCGTCTCTAGTGTAACCAGAAGCAGTAGTTACGTTTTGCTCACTTTGTGCAGCGGCTTGTGCCTGTCTGTCAGCCTCAGCTTGTCTAGCGGCTTCAGCTTGTCTAGCGGCTTCAGCTTGTCTAGCGGCTTCGGCCTGTTTAGCGGCTTCAGCCTGTTTAGCAGCTTCGGCCTGTTTAGCAGCTTCGGCCTGTTTAGCAGCTTCGGCCTGTTTAGCAGCTTCGGCCTGTTTAGCGGCTTCGGCCTGTTTAGCGGCTTCGGCCTGTTTAGCGGCTTCAGCTTTTTTAGCAGCTTCGGCTTTTTTAGCGGCTTCGGCTTTTTTAGCGGCTTCGGCTTTTTTAGTTGCTTCGGCTTTTTTAGCAGCTTCGGCTTTTTTAGCAGCTTTAGATTTTTTAGTTGCTTCGGCTTTTTTAGCAGTTTGAGCTTCTTTGCTAGCTTTATCTTTACTCGAAGATGAAGATGTCGTTTGCTCTATTCTTGTATTGCCATCTCCTGTAAAAGCTCCAACATAACCAGCAACTCCAGCTGATCCAAAAAAGAGTAAAGGAACGATAGCAAATAACCACAATAAATTTTTAGTTTTTTTGAAATTAATTATCGATCGGTATACTCCATAAACACAAACAAAAGGGAGGAACAGCAAAATGGCAAAAATCCAAAGTGCATAATACCACCATTTTTTATTTTTCATAAATTTTCTCCTATCTAGCTTTTAACGAGTATCAAGACATTGCTCGTTTATTTTGATTTAACAAATTCCAAATAGTTCTTGAAATTCTTTTTCTGCCATATTATAAAAGTTATGGCTTAAATGATAGCGATCTAAAAATTCGTAAATACTAACAGTTTCAATTACATCAAAATAACTAATATAATCAACAATATAATCATGCATTTCTTGTTTGTTGATACTTACTTTTAGTTCATCTTCGAATATTTCAGTAATTGCTTCATGCATTTCAATATATTCATTTCTGATTAGAGTTTCAGCTAATTCAAAAGGTGATTCAGTTGTGTCTACAAATATATTAAAGTATTCATAGCTTCCGCCATTCGCTTCAAATATTTCCCAAAGAAGAAGAATTGCTTCATAATTTGCCCTGGTTTCTTGTGGATTTATCGCATCAAAGTATTCTCCGCGATGATTATCATTATTAAGAATATGGATTAGCTCATGAGCAAGTCCAAACGGAGTGGCTAAATCAGAATTATAAATCATAATCTTATCATCAACATTTACAGCTGCGGGTAAAGGAAAAGATTTAGTATTAAATGTTTCAATTCCACTTTTCTCAATTTCTTTAAGGAGGTAATCTAAAAGCTCCTGTCTGCTCATAGAATCCTCCTTATTTATCTTTGTTTTCCAAACGTTTACCAAGTACGCGTTTCATTTCTTCCTTGGCTTCATCTGTAAGAGGTTTTCCCTCAAAAGATACCCATTTATCCCAATCAATTTTACTATCATCAACTAATTCAGCAAGATCAATAGTCTGTTGAATTTTTTTATTTTCTAAACTGATAACTTTCGCAGTTTCTTTTTCTTGCTCTTTTAATTGAGAATTAGCAGTATCAAGAACAATTTTTTGACGCGATTCTTCGAGTTGCTTCATTTTTTGAATGGTTTTTTCAATGATTGGCTCGACACTCTCATCATCAGTTAAACCTAAAATATCTAGTGGCGAGATATTTAGTGCTTTTGATAAGGCTACTATTTTATCTCGCCCCATGTTTTCAATCATACCGTTTTCCCATTTTCTAACGGTCGATTTCCCTACTCCTACAAGTTCCCCTACTTGCTCGAGTGTCATTTTCTTTTCGAGTCTTTTATTTTTAAGTAAGTTTTCCACGTTTTTAATTTATCACCTTTATTTATTTGTCTATAGTATAGCACAAAAGTGTCCAAAAAGATACAAAAAAAGCATTTAAGGAACTAAATTTATGATTTTTAAGAAAAAAGTGTTTTTGAAGACACTTTTTTCTTGACACATAAATATCCAGGTGTTATACTTGTAGTGTCTTAAAGGACACATACAAAAAAGAAAGGAAAGTATATCATGAAATCAAATGTATTTCTAGGTATTTTGAAAACAAAAGGGAAGAATGTAGATTGGTTAGTTGAGAGAATGAATGAGGAAGGCGAAACGATAGTGCGTTCTACAATTTATAAAAAATTGCGAGGTGAATCGGAATTTCAAAGTTCTCAAATTAAAGCAATCAGTAAAATTATGGAATTGAGCAACAAAGAAATGCTTGATATTTTTTTTGAAGAATTAGTGTCCTAAAAGACACTTGAAAGGAATTATCTTATGAACGAATTACAAATTACAGAACTAAATGGTCAACGTGTTTTGACTACTCAACAAATCGCTGAAGGATACGGAACCAAAACTCGAACAATTATTGATAATTTTGGAAATAATAAATCACGGTTTATGGAAGGAAAACACTTCTTTTTGTTGGAAGGAAAAGAACTCAAAGATTTTAAAGACAGCAACGAAAATTTCGGTGTAGTTGGAAATCGTGCACCAAAACTTTACCTTTGGACAGAAAAAGGTGCATTACTTCATGCAAAATCTTTAGGAACTGACCAAGCATGGGATACATACGACATCTTAGTTGATACTTATTTCAAAGTTCAAGAAGTGCAAGCACTACCGATGACACTTGACCAACAAATTGCTGCGATTGCAACGGGTTATGGAAGTGTTAAACAAGAACTCGTTGAAGTCCAAGACAAGGTTACTGACCTGACAGAACGATTTGGACTTCCAGCAACTAATGCTGCAATTCTCAATAATACACGTAATATACACATTATTCGTTTTTTAGGAGGGAAAGATTCTAAAGCATACCATGAATTGGGAAGAAAAGTATTTTCAGAGTTTGGTAGAGATTTTAAAGATAACTTTGGAGTTCCACGATATGATGCGATTCCATTAAGTCAATATGATGAAGCAATAGCTTATACAAAATCTTGGCAACCATCTTATAACACAATGATTTCTATTAGAAATACAAATATGCAAATGGAATTTGATTAATGTTTTAGAAAGGAGTAGAGCATGGACAGTATCTACTTAATTGTAAACAAACAAACTGGAGAAATCAAAGAGCGCGTGATTAGTTTAAAAAAAGCTTTTGAACTAGCTAATGGAAATTTAATAATCTGGGAGGTTTAATATGGCTTTAAATTTAGATGAAAAAGACCCAGAAGGAAATAAAATCTGGGTCAGTAAACAAAAATTTATCAAAGAATTTAAAATGAGCGAATCAACATACCATAGAAGAATTAATAATGATATGCGTAAAGATTCCCGCTTTATGAATGGTTATGCAGCAGTAACATCAAAAGAAATTTATATAAACAAAACCATTTATAAGGAGTGGCTAAATGCTAAAGCGATGGAAAACATGCCATTTATAGATTTTTAAAAATAAAAAGTCTCATACGAAATGAGACTAGTAGAAACTTTTGGACAGTATCTACTTCGATTATAACAACGATTGGAGAAAAAAACAATGACTGATGTAAATGCAGCAACAGTAAGACCTCAGTATTTTTTAGAACAAGTAAGGCGCTTTGGAGCGCAGTGGGCATCTGAACGATACAAAGTATTAGACCCAAAGACACTTAGAGAACTGAGCTTCAAAGAAAAGCTAATTTTTGCAGGAGCAATTCTATGATTGAAAAGTGGAAAAACAGAAACATTCCGTTTACTGTGGTTGATTCAGCTACAGAAGTAAAGAAGAAGTTAATCACTGAATTTGAGGTTTGTACTGGATTAATTTTTCCAACTTCTGTAAAAATGAGCCTTTTTACCTTGAATTATAAGAAACTTGGTCAAGAATTATCAAGTATGAATAAAATAATTATTCTAAAGGAAAAATAACATGAAACAACAATTCAAAGATAAGATGGTTGTCGCGGTTACTCCTAATCGATTAATGAGCGCAATTGATAAAGCTGTTAAATATTGCTCTGTCAACGACCAACAAATAAAGCTCTGGTTAGAATCTGATCAACCTAGTAAAGTTATTGATGAAATTTGTGACTTAGTTAAAGCTAGCGTAGATGAAAAACTATGGGAAAAAATCGAGATTTAAGGAGAACTAATGATAAATAATGTCGTATTAGTGGGTCGTATCACACGAGATCCAGAATTAAGATATACACCACAACAAAATCAAGCAGTAGCAACTTTCAATTTGGCTGTTAATCGCCAATTTAAGAACGCAAACGGAGAACGTGAAGCAGACTTCATAAATTGCGTAATCTGGCGTCAGCAAGCCGAAAATTTAGCAAATTGGGCTAAAAAAGGGGCTTTAATTGGAGTAACAGGTAGAATCCAAACAAGAAACTATGAAAATCAGCAAGGACAGCGAGTTTATATCACAGAAGTAATTGCTGACAGTTTCCAAATGCTGGAAAGCAAAGGTGGAACAAAACAAAATGAAGAGTCACAAAACAATACAGCTCCGAATTTTGCCCGTGACGGTTCCAATGATATTCCAGGCACAGAAATTAGTGATGATGATTTGCCATTTTAGGAGGTTTTAAATGTCAGAAATAATAAAAGAAAGCCAATTTGAGGGTGTAAATTATTATATTATTCTTCCTGCACAAGTACTACATGATAATAAGTTGACACCACTTGCAAGGTTAATTTATGGGGAATTATCAGCATTAGCCAATATTAATGGATATGCATGGATTAGTAATCAGAAACTTGCTGATAAATACGAAGTTTCTTTGCGGACTATCAATAATTCATTATCTGCACTGAAAGATTATGGATATATCAGAACTGAACTTTTTTACAAAGAGAATAGTAAAGAGGTTGAAAGACGTGAAATTTACATTGAACCACATGAAAATAATTTCATGACCCCCATGAAAAAAATTGCAGGAGGGTCACGAAATAAAATGCAAGACCCTCATGAAGAAAATTGCATGAGCCCCATGAAAAAAACTGCACAGATAATAACACAATATAATAACACATCTAATAACACATCTAATAACACAGTTAATAATTCTAATAATAATAGTTCTAATAATAATAAAGAAAATCAAAATAAAAATTCTGATGGAAAATTAAAAAAACTCATCCCAATATTTGAGCAAGAGATGGGAATGATCAGTCCAACAGCAATAAATGAACTTAGAGCTTGGTTATTTGAAGATCACTATGAAGTAGAACTTATTAAGTTAGCACTTAGAGAATCTGTATTAAACCGAAAAGTAAACATGAATTATATTAAGGCAATACTTAGAAATTGGCGACAAGAGGGAGTGACAACGCCAAAAATGGTAAAAGATAGGGAAGTAGAACGCTTTTCACCAAATCTTAAAAAGCAGGAAGATTTCTATATTCCTTTAGATGGTCCATGGAATGGAACTGAGGGGTAAGAAATGACGGTAGAAATCAAGCTAGAGTTACTTCAGTTTTTAAATGTTGCACTTAATCATACTCAATTTATCGCAGTCACGCGCCAAGTTGATGAATTAAAGAATAAACCCTTGTCATCATTTCTTGGCAAAAAATTTGAAGTAGTTGCTTTTGAAGATAATAAATATTTTCAATTCCAAAATAAACAATGGGTACCAGTAACTGAAGATAAAGCAGACCGAGTTTTGGTCAGAATAAATGCTGCTGGTTTTTTTGAAGCTTATAAGCCAATTCAATTTGGTTCAGATTTTCCAGATACGCAAACAGCATTGGAATTTTGGGAAGAAATCAATCGTAGATGGGTAAAACTAACTAAAGATATGCTCGTATTAGGGGTTGAATATATTGAGGAGGTACATTTATGACAAATCAAAAAGAAAATAATGTACTAGATTGTAAAGACAAGGATATTTTGAAGAATCATAAAGTCAATGACAAAGACGACAAATGGTTTCATAAGCAATGGAAAAATAAATTAAAAGAATTTTAAGGAGGTAAAAATGACTGAAACTGCAAAAGAGCGTATCTATCGTGAAGCGCTGGAAAACGTATCAAGGTCTTTACCTGTTAATTCTGAACTAGATTTAGTTATTGGAGAAGCTTTGATTAAAGCAAAATATCTACCTGATGGCACTGACAAACTTTCGGTTGAAAAATTCCAAAAACAGCTTAACAATGCGAAAAAGGCACTGACAGAAATTATAGAAATACCTTACAGTGACAATTATTTTGATGAAGAAGAACGTCTATCATGTATGAAAGAAGCGGCTGAAAAAGCACTCAGCGATTGGAGGGGAAAATGAATAATGAACTGCTAGCAATTGGAATAGATGAACTACTTAAACATACTACTGAGATCCTCAAAAATCAAAAATTAATAATGGACAAATTAGATATAAAAAAAGAAGACTAAGTTGTCTTCTTGATATTTAATTTACTTATTTATGAAATTTAAAGCTTCATCAGCATCGTAATCAGCAGCGATAAAGGTAGCTGCGGCAAGCAAGAATGCTTTTAAATCGGCTAAGTCTTTATCGGTGTGCTTTCTAACATAGTGTGTTTCATCATTTCCAAGCCAAGCTGTAGCTTTTGCTAAATTTTGTATCTTAGGAAAAGCATCGAGTTTTTTGGATATAATTTGACCTAAAGCATCTTTTTTAATAGTTTCTTCATCCTCAGGAAATTTTCTGATGGCATAATCTTTTATTAAAAATTCCGCAGCTTTACGGTATGCCACGCCACAAATATCCATTAAGTTGTACGCTTCAGCCGTCTGTGATTGATTATAAATTTTAACGAAGTCCGCTGAAACTTTCTCAATATTATTTGGTAGATTTGTAGTAACGTTTTTTGTATAAGAATAATTTACCAGTTCCGCTGTTTTGTATCTAGTATTAACTTTAATATATTCGTATACAGAATATTGCTCGCAGCTAGGACATAAAAAGGTTGCAGCGACAGATTCATCAGTTTGCGAATTATAACTTGTAGATGATTTGGCGATAAATCCCACGTCCTTGTGGCAATGAATACAGGTTTTTGGAACATCTAGGTTTAAAGTTACGGATGAGTTATATCCTGTACTGAAAGAAATGGCTTGTTTCATAAATAATTCTCCTGTTTCTTTCAATTGTATCAAAAATCATGAAAAACAACAGCGATAAAAGAATTTGAATAAGGGGAAAATACTATCGCTGGTCATCAAAGTGTGTGACTGGTGGGGAGGGATTGAATGAAAAATAATCTTGATCTAAGAGGAGAACTACTAGGATATATTGACATGGATTGTCCAAGATGTAATAGATACAGAGTTGAAAAATACGAAAACGGCGAGTTGAGTTGTGAAAAATGTGAGTGGAATATCACTTTACAAAAATATGAACCATGGGAATGGGAAGATGGGGAGGACAAACAATGAAACTTTTGTGTAAACTGTTCGGGCATAAGTGGATTTACTATGACCTACACAAACGCTGCAAATGGTGTGATGAAAGAGTTTGGTTTATTAAAGACATTGAATTAATAAAAGGACTCAAAAAAGCTTAAGAAGCATTTAGATCATTCGGTATAGCGTGTAAAGAATTATCTTTCAACCGCTCAAACCTTGACGAGTCAGAGAAAAGGAGAGAGTAAAACATAAATCAAGAAAGGAGGTGATGCCAATACAACGCTGCAAAGTAAAAAAGTGATTGTAGACACTTGATTATCAATCACTGAGCCTAGAAAGAAAAGGGGTTATTAATATGATTGAACTTAATAAAATTTACAACGAAGAGTGCTTAAACGGAATGAAACGTATTCCTGACAGGTCAGTTGATGCAGTAATTTGTGATTTGCCTTATGGTACAACAGATTTGGAATGGGATAATGTTATTCCATTAGATAAACTGTGGAAGGAGTACAAGCGAATACTTAGGCCAAATGGTTGGGCTTTGCTTACAGCAAGTAATCCGTTTAGTGCTTTGTTGATCATGTCTAATAAAAAGAATTTTTCTCATCAATGGATTTGGGATAAGAAAAATACAGGTAATCCTTTACTGGCCAAAAAACAACCTTTAAAAAATTTTGAAGATGTGCTGCTGTTTCAAAATAAAGATTTTAGCAGTAATGATTATGAAAAGGCACATCCATTAAGAGAATATGGACGCAAATTATTTGAATATATAGGGAAACCTCACAATGAAATATCAAAAGATTTTATTGAGTTACACCCTAACACTAAAGGGAATCAATGTTCTAGATTCCTACGACCAGATTCTTTACAGTTTGCCTTATGTACAAAGCAAACTTATCAAGAGCTTCAGGAACTTTATAAAGTACACCAGATGAAGGGGTTCCGAGAGTTTGAAGATTTATCTAAAGAACAAGCAGAGTTCAAGAAAAGTAGGAAATGTGAGCGAATTTATAACCCTCAAATGGTCAAGGGGGAAATGCGAAAAAGGCGGCCAATCGGAAGTGATATCGCAATTTCTAGTTCATGGAAACCTCGAGAGAATTTTGAATTTGAAGAATCATATTCTGATTTACGATATCCAAAAGCAATTATTAGTTTTCCAAAAGATAAAGAGAAATTACATCCAACCCAAAAACCAGTCAGCATGTTTGAGTATATGATAAAAACTTATACAAATGAGGGAGATACAGTATTAGATAATTGTATGGGTTCTGGAACAACAGCAATTGCTTGTCTTAATACCAAAAGAAACTTTATTGGATTTGAACTTAGCAAAGAATACTTTGATATTGCGACTAAAAGAATTGATAAAAGAAAACGTGAGTTAGATCTACTTGATGATGTGAGTTAATGTAAAACGAAATTATTAATATTTTATTGAGAAAAAGAGGGAATTATAAAATGTCAGAAGCTGAAAAATGGCTTGATAAACATATGGATTGAGAAAGGATAAGCGCGTGAAATTTGAGTTCTTCATGTATAAAATGCCAACCACACGTCAGCAAAAAGGAATAAAAGTAGTTAAGGGGCAAGTCAGAAACTATAACAGAGGGAATACTGCTAACTATGAATTACAAAAGAATTTGTTAATGAATAAACCCAAAGTTCCTTTTGATAAGGGAGTAGCTATAACATTAAAAGTTTATTTCGTTTATGGAACTAAAGATAAAAAGAAGTGGGGAAAACGTAAGATCACGCGCCCAGATGGTGATAATCTCATGAAAGGTTTCCAAGATTATATGCAACACTACCGTTATTTTATGGATGATGCACAGATAGCACCACTTATTGTAGATAGGTTCTGGGGTCAGAACAATAGAATAATTGTTGAACTCTGTAAGACAGATGAAACCTTAATTATGTTTTAAGATAAGTATTTATCAAAGCAGGTGCAAAGCTGTCATTCACATTAAAAGGTCAAGCAACTTTCGTTATACCTGAGCAAGTATTAGAACTGCTCTTGCATTTTTGCAATTTTAAAAGATTAAAAGGGAGTCAATGAATGAATAAACCAATCTATGAAACTATAAAAACTTATGGAAGTAACTCAGAGTTATCCGTCACTAAGAGAATTGTAGGATATGAGCGCGTGACACGCAATGGCTTCTCACGAAAGAAAAAGCCCAGCTCAATGATTAAGGCTTTGAATGTGAGGGATAGGATAAATAAAAGAGATAATCTTATTTATTCAAAATGGGATAATAATATCGATTATATAGGTGGATTAATTTATCTTGATGGTAAAGTACTACCAGGGGTTTCTAAATCAACAATAAAATCTGTTCAAGATAAAACAGGATTAACTGTGGTTGATTTAACTTTATATGCAAATAATCATAAGCAATAAATTAATGAGCTGGGAACTCGTTAAACTCAACTAGGAGAAAATAAAATGGTTTTAAATATTACTGTATGCATCATTGCAATTTCAATTATTCTTTTGGCATTCTCAATAGAGGCAAAAGCCAGTAAAGCAGAAATCATCAAAATAAAAGAAGAAATTAAAGTTTTGAATAATAATGCTAAAGAGCACTATCAACTCAGAAGTACAGTCTACAAACTAAAAAATGAACTAAACCAACTTTATAAATATAAGGTAATCTATAAAGACAAGGGGCTTTTTGGATCAAGGAATATAGAAGAAAAATATTTCTTTGATGAGAAGAGTGCTAAAGAGTTTATGGAAAAACCTAATATTCATGAAGAAGTATTAATAGAATTAGACGAGGAGAAAGAAAATGTTAGAACTTCACAATCAACATAGAGCAAGTGGAAAGACTTCAAAGGTTATTGAACTGATGAAACAAGATGAATCAGCGATGTTGCTGGTTCCTAATGTTTTTATTAAACACCGTAACTTCCCAAAAGAATTACAGAAAAGAATTCTTGTAGGAGCAAATATTGAACATCTGATTGATAAATTAAGAAGCATGAGATTCGCTAAACTTTTTGTAGATGAACTATCATACTCGAAATTTTATTTGGCTAAGTTATTTTATGAGCTAGGACAAAATCATATTCAAGTGATTGTATTTGGAACTGAGCAATAATAACAAAAAAGCCAGCTCTCGCTGACTCTGCTGAATTAAAAGTTAATTATATTATAGCATAGTCAGGAGATGATATGGGAAAGAAAAACCAATTAGACTTGTTTGAGAGTGCTTATGGGACAATCGATATATCAGATGATGAGTGGTATATTATCCGTACTAACTTGAGAACTTTGTTTAAAAGAAGTAAGAGGGCAAGGAGGTCGTCACAAGTAAGGTTAGCTTTACAAGAGATTAAACGCTCTGATGATAGGATGTTGTTTGAAAAACATTTTATCCAAGGGCAGAAGATAGATAAGATTGCCATTGATAATTACTATGATGAGTCAACAGTTAGAACTTATATTCATAGAGCAACAAAGGAGTTTGCTGCAGCTTATTGTGACGGACTATTGATTAAACCTTTTGTAGAATGACTTTTAAAATCACCCGTTTTATGAACGGGTTTTTTTGTATGCTGAATATGTGTATGAAGAAGAGATAACAGAAGTTCCAATAGATGCAGTCATGACACCAGCAGATAGAACAAAGTTCTACAATTCATCTCAGTGGTTAAGAGTTAGAGAACTTATTCTTAAGCGTGATCATTATGAGTGTGTCTGGTGTAAGGCTCAAGGGTTAGTAACAACATCAAAGAATGCAACACTAGAGATAGATCACATCAAGGAGTTAGAGTATCATCCTGAGTTAGCCTTGACCTTGAGCAACCTCAGAACACTCTGTCATGATTGCCATAACAAAAGACACAATAGATGCAAAGAGAATAAATTTGATGATGAAATTTTTGAATTTTAATTTAATTGTTCGGATTTTTTACTCTCAAAAATAAAAATATACCCCCCGTTCGAAAAAAAAGCCTGTTTTTCTCAATTTTTCCCAGACCGGTTGGGGTCAACTAACCAAAAAAACGAACGATTTTTATGAAAGGGGCTGAAAATGGCAACAAATAGATTAAAAGAAATTTTAGACAGTAAAAAAATGAGTTTTTCGGAGTTAAAAAAGCTCTTAGAAGAAAAAGATGTCAAAGTTAATAATAGCCAACTCTCCCTTTATTCTAGCGGTAAACGTAATCCTAAAAATAAAAAAATATGGGTGATAATTTCGGAAGTTTTGAATGTTGAATTACAAGAAATAATCACTGATATTAATGCTTATTTAACAATTATGGCTGAAATATCTGAAAACAGCCCTGAAAAAAAAGAAGAAACTGAAAACAAAAAAATTGATGAAGAGCTATTTCAAGAATTATTTTCGCTGATTGATAAAAACAAGGCCTCCGAACTAGAAAAAGTTCATAGGTATTGTGGTTTGGCAGCTACTTTTGAGGAATTAGGAGAAGATATCTCGGCAGAAGGAGCAGTTATTGATGTTCCGTCAGGAGATTATATGGTAAAGAAAACAAATCCAGCAATTTCTGAGCAAGTGAGAGTCAATGCTGCTTTAATCAAACTTGATGAATGGTTTGAATTAAAACGTCAAAGTAACAATGGAGGTAGTCCGAAGTCAGGCGAAGATTGGAGTGAGTTTACATGATTAAATACGTTAAAGATTATATTGACGGTTACTATGCAGGAACTGTTAAATTCAATCGTGAACGTGTTGATCTAGTTAATTATATAAAGCGTGAAATTGAGCCAAGAATAGCTTCAGGAGAAATATATTTTGATTCAAAGCAGATAGAAAATTGCATTAATTACATTGAAAAATGGTTCTTTCCTTTGGAAGATTTTCAAAAATTTATTATCAGTTTTATCTTCCTTTATTTTACTGAGAATCATCGGAACGTTTATCGAAAAATTTTCATTATGATTGCACGTGGAAACGGAAAAAATGGATTAATATCTGGAATTATAAGTTATTTATCTACTCCAATGCATGGAATAAAAAAATATAATATTTCAATCGTTGCTAATAGTGAGGATCAGGCAAAAACAAGTTTTGATGAAATTTACGATACCATAGAAAGCAACTCAAAATTAGAAAAGCTATTTGGTAAACCTGGAAAAAAAGAAATCAAAAATATCCAAACGAAGTCCATTTTGAAATACCGAACCTCCAATGGGAATACAAAGGATGGTTTACGAGATGGAGCAGTTGTTTTTGATGAAATCCACCAATATGAAAGCAATAAAGATGTTAAAGTTCACATCTCTGGATTAGGGAAAAGACCTAATCCACGAGAATTTTATATTGGAACTGATGGATATGTTCGAGATGGCTTCATTGACCGAATGAAAGATTTGGCCAAACGCGTTTTAGATGGAACTTCCAAAAAGTGGAATGCGATTTTCCCCTTTATATGTAAGCTCGATGATGAACGACAAGTTGACGATAAAGACAAATGGGAATTGGCTAATCCTATGTTTTCTGAACCAATGTCTGAATATGCCCAAGGATTATTTGAAACAGTCTGCGAAGATTATGATGATTTAGAAGAAGAACCAAGTGGTCGTGAAGAATTCATGACTAAAAGAATGGACCTTCCAGTTACTGATACTGAACGAAGTGTGGCAACTTATGAAGAATTAGTGGCAACTAAACAAGAATTTCCTGATACGAGAGGATTATCTGCGGTAGGTGGATTTGACTTTGCCTCTATTCGAGATTTTGCGGCAGTAGGAGCGCTCTTTAGAATTGACGATACTTATGTTTTTAAAGCTCACAGCTTTGTTAGAAAAGCTTTTGTTGACCAAATATATGGATATTCTAAGCCAAAAGATTCTATCAATGGGAAAAAACAATATGCTCCAATTAAGAAATGGGAAGAACAAGGGTTCTTGACAGTCCTTGATGAACCAAGTATCAATCCAAGACATGTTGCAGCTTGGTTTGCAAAAATGAGGGATGAAGAGGGGCTTGAATTTAAAGCAATTTGCGGAGATAGATTTAGGTTAGATATTTTGGGTCCAGCATTTGAAGAATTCGGCTTCACTCTTCCAAAAGGTAAAAAGGAAGAAATTTCTGTAGATAAAATTGAAATAATCAATAATCCAAGGGCAATCGACAGCCTTCTTGCTCCACGTATTGAGGATGCGTTTGCCAACTTAAAAGTGAATTTTGGAGATAATGATATGATGCGTTGGTACACTCAAAATGTATTAAGGAGACTTAAAGGTGATGGAAATGTAGAATATGTAAAAAAAGAAGATGTCAGACGTAAAACAGATGGATTTAAAGCATTTGAATATGCTATGTATCGCGCTGATGAAATAGTTCAATCTGTTGGAGAAGATTTTACTGAAATAACTGATTGGTTTTTTTAATTGAAAGCAAAAACGCCCCGTTTTTAGGGTCGTTTTTTATATAAACTAAGAGAAAAGGAGAAAGGAGGAGGTCATGGGATGGTTATTTAATCGGAATAAAAAATTGATTGATGAAGATATTGGAAAAACAGAGGAGGCCCTACGAGAAATCTCTGCTAAGAACATGGCTTTAGAAATTGTCGTCAGTTTTGTGGCCAATGCCTTTTCTAAAACAACTTTTAAGTTCAAGGGAGAAAATGCTCAACAGAGACTTTATTTTCTCAATAATTCTCCAAATATAAATCAATCTGGACAAAGCTTTCTACAAGAGTTCGCGGAAACCTTAATTCATAATGGCGAAGCAGTTATCTTTGAAAAAGACGATCAGTTTTTTGTAGCAGATAGCTTTTATCGAGAAAAAAATATAACTGGTGACATCTTCAAAGGGATAACCAAAGGTGATTGGTCAAGTCCAACAGATTTAAGCAGAGATGAGGTCCTTTATTTTAAATATAAAAATAAGCGATTAGAGTCCTTTGTACATAATCTATGGTCAGAATACGGAACTATCTTATCGAGATTATTGGCTAATCAAAAAACAGCTAACCAGATTAGAGCAACATTTGAGTTAAAAACGAAAAAAAATGCAATTGATGACAAAGAAACGCAGATTGCTATAAAAAAATTTGTTGGTTCAATTGTTTCTAAGATAAGAAAAGAGGATGTCGTTGTTATTCCGACTAGTCCTGATAATAAATACTCAGAAGTTGGTTCTTCTGGTTCGGGTAATTCTAAAAAAGGAATTTCTTATTTAGATCAGGTGGATAGTCTAAAAAAAATGTATGTAGATGATGTGAGCAGCATTTTAAATATCCCTAGAGGGTTAATTTTAGGGGATAAAGCTGATAATGACAAAAACTATAACTTATTTATTGAGACAGTGGTTGAATATTTTCAAAATCTTTTTGTCTCAGAATTGAATAAAACTTTAACTCCTGAGGAATACCAAAAAGGGATGAAGTATAGTGCCAACTCGGTTCGTTACAGAGATATTTTTGAGTTAGCAACTAATTTTGACAAGCTTATCTCAAGTGGTGCATTTAGTCGGAATGAACTAAGAGAAGAATCAGGATATGATCCTATTGAAGGTGGAGATCAGTTCTTAATCACAAAAAATTATATGACTTTTACAGAAAGGAATGAAGAAGATAATGTTGGAACTTAGATTAAATGGCCCTGTGGTCGATGACGATGACACTTTTGTGTATGAATGGTTGGGATCACCGTATATTTCTCCTAAAGCAGTTTTAGATTTTCTAAAAAGTGCTGGGAATCAAGATATATCGTTGGCAATAAATTCAAAAGGAGGTTCTGTTTTTGCAGGAAGTGAAATTTATGATGCTATAAAAAAATATGAAGGACATGTTGAAGTAGTAGTCGTTGGAATAGCGGCAAGTATATCTTCAATTATTGCAATGGCAGGCAATACAATCAAAATGAGTCCGCTCGGGCAAATTATGATTCATAATGCATCTGCCGAAAATCAGGGAGATTATCGGCAAATGGATAAGTTTGCTGGGATTCTATTTGATACATCAGAAAGCATGGCTCGAGTATATGCTCAGAAAACTGGATTAACAGCTGAAGAAATGATGGATTTAATGAATCAAGAAAGTTATTTTACTGCTGAAAAGGCAGTAGAAATTGGTTTAGCAGACGAAGTTCTTTATTCAGAGAAACTAGAATTTTCAATGATTGCTAGTGCTGGAGATAATATAAGCAAAAATAAAATTGCTGAATTTAAAGCAATTCTGACTCAACAAAATTCTCTTTCAAATCAACAAAATTCACTTACTATTGAAGCAGTAGAAAAGGTAGTAAGCAAAATTATTGATGAAAAACTGTCAGATAAGACAATAAAATCACAATTAGAGCCTGAAAACAAACCAGGACTTGAAAATTATATATTCTAGGAGGAATCAAATGTCTATTTCATTTAACAAAATCACTCAGCAGCTCCCTAATTATCAAGCTGCTCTTACAAAATTCACTGACGCAGCACACGAAGGTAAAGATAAAGAGGTTCTTGATGATCTTTATGCAACAGCCATGGAAACTCTTGGAACAGATTTGCAAGCTGCCCTTTCAAATTCCAATAAGTCAGAACTTGAAAAAATGTTTGATGCCCGTGCTTCAAATAAAGGCATGACTGCAAAAGAAATTAAGTTCTTCAATGAACTTAAAACAGATGTTGGACTTAAAACTGAAAAAATTCTTCCAGAAGAAACAATTGATGAAATTTTTGATGAACTTAAAACAGATCATCCGTTGCTTTCAATCATTAACTTTAAAAACGCTGGACTTCGTCTAAAAGCGCTATTGGCTGAGACTGAAGGAACCGCTGTTTGGGGTGAAATTTATGGAGAAATTAAAGGTCAACTAAATTCTGCCTTTAAAGAAGAACCGTTCAGTCAAAATAAATTAACAGCTTTTGTTGTTGTTCCAAAAGATGCGCTCGACTTTGGTCCTAAATGGATTAAACAATTTGTGATGGATCAAATTGAAGAATCATTTGCAGTTGCTCTTGAAACAGCTATTGTAACTGGTGACGGTAAAAATCAACCTATTGGATTAATGAAAGACTTGGACAAGGGAGACGCAACAGATGGTGTAATTACTTACCCAACTGATAAAGCAGCTGCGGCAGACCTTTCTGCGGTCACTCCAGAAACTGCTCCTAAACTTTTGGCCCCTGTCATGAAAGTTCTTGCAACAAAACAAAAAACTAAAACGGCCTTAAAAATTGATGGACAAGTTCACATGTTAATTAATCCGCAAGATTATTACGATATTGAAGCGAAATTTACAACACTTAATGCAGCAGGTGTTTATGTTTTCAATCTTCCATTTGGAATCAAAGCAGATCAATCTGTTGCAGTAAAACAAGGTACAGCAGTAATCTTTGTTGCAAATCGATACAATGCCTATGTAGGTGGCGGAACGACAATCAAAGAGTTTGACCAAACGCTCGCAATTGAAGATTTGCAACTCTATGTCGCAAAATCATACTACTATGGTAAAGCCAAAGATAATAACGTGGCTCAAGTTGTCACTTTGTCTACACCCAAATGACCCCCAAGTCGGCTCAGCAGTCGTGGGGGAATCTAAACTATAAAAAATAAGGAGGATTATAATGACAGCAGCTCAAGAATTTGCGGAAAAAAGTTTAGATGAATTCAAAGATAGAATGAGAATTTCTACTACTGATGAAAATGAACTAAATAATTTAAAGAAAATGCTTGGAGCAAGCTATATTGCAATCCTCCGTCTTGTTGGTATCAAAGAAAATCCAGATGAAAGTGATGAAGAGCTGATATTTGAACGTGCGCGTTATGTTTATAGTGATGCTTTGGATGAGTTTTTGCACAATTATGAGCAAGATATCAGATATGCATGGCTCTCACATCACTTGGATGATGAAGAAATTGATGAGGAGGAAACTTCTCATGATTAAATCTGAAAAAACTCGTAAGAATACAATTAAGACAAATAACGGGACCATGCGAACTCCTGTTACTTTCTATGGTTCTGGTCTTGATAATTCTCTTGATGGAAGAGATGGATTAGGTGAGAAACTCTATCGGGCTTATGCGGAAGTTTATAATCCAAGTAACAAAGATAGACAAGTCTTGACAGCTAAAGGAGTTCATCGGGCGGTGACTGTAAGGATAAGGGACCCCTTGTCCAGTTATCAGCCAGAAAATAAGCAATTAGCCAAGATTGAGGATTTGAGATATTCAGATATTGATTGGCAAGTCGTAGATTTTCACCCTGACTTTCAGGATAGACAGTTTCTTGTCATTTTGTTAGGAGGTGATCAGTAATGGGAGCAACAATGGATGTGATAGGAATTGATGAATTGCTTCAAAAACTTTCACAGAAATTTTCAAAAGCTAAAGTTGACCGTGTGGTTAATAAGGCTCTTAACACTGAAGCTGATACTGAGACTGAGGAGCTTAGAAGTAGTTTAAATTCAGCCTATCATGATACAGGACTTTCTGCGGATGGTGTAACTCATGGAAAAGTTTCTCGTTCATCTGGTTATCCTGTAATTAAAATGGGGAATGGTGGAGAACATTGGCGATTGATTCACTTAAATGAGTGGGGATATACAAAAGATGGAACTTACCACCCAGGTGCGGGGCATGGGATTATGACAAAATTTGTTGAAGAACGTAAAGGCGATTATCTTAATCGAATTACAAATGGATTAGGAGAGTTAATTGATGGTTGAATCTTTTCATGACATGCTTGCAGAGGTTGAGGAAGCTTTACTCAAAGATTCGGATATTCAAGTAATTAAAGCTGCAAAAGGCTTAAAAAGTTACCAACGACCAGAATCTTTACCTGATACTCAAACAAGCATTATTATAGATCCTTTAGGTCCGCCTGAAGAAGCAGTGAAAGGAAGTAATACTTCACTTTCTAATAAATTTATTTATCAAATTAATGTTGAATCTACAGAACGAATTGAGTGTAAAAAGCTCCAAAGTAAAATTAAAACATTACTTAATGAGTTTGGTTTTACCCAGACTTCTGGAGGTCTTGATGAATACTTTGATACTACAAAAAGATATGTCGATGCACGTCGATATATTGGTTATAGTAAACTATACGAAAACTATTAAAAGGAGAAAAATATGGCTACAGCAGTAGGGTTTAAGCAGTTAACAATCCGAATTTTAAATGGTGAAAAACCTGTCCTTGATGATAATATTTTCATCATCAAAGGGGATAAGAATAAAGGGGCTACCTCTTCAGCAAAAATTTCAGGACTTTCTCCTGAAGTTATTAAAACTTATGGTTCTAATAAGGTTTATAATATCTCAGGAAAAGGGACAGGAGATGTCAAAATTGATTTTGATGTCATTGATATTCCCGAAAAAATCAAAGACAAAATTCTTGGATATCAAGTAGACGAAGATACTGGTGTCGTTCGTGTCACTTCTGATACTCAAGCGCCAGACTGTTCAGTACTCCTTGAGGACTATATCCCAAGTGGAGAAGCAATCATGTTAGGATTTGCGACTGGGATTTTCTCTTATGACGGTAACGAGTGGAATACCAAAGAAGAAAAAGGGAAAGAGTTAGCAGCAGAAAGTCTATCATTTGCGGCAGGTTCTGCGGATGATGGGTTGACATTATCTAAATATATCGGTGATAAATCAGAAGGGATTGCGGCAGTTAAATCAGACCTTCAAATGACAATGGAAACACCCTAATGGCCCCGTAGTCGGTCAAGCGACCGTAGGGGACGCACAATTATAAAATAAAGAAATAACAAGGAGATTCAAAGCATGGCTTATACACCAAAACAATGGAAAGACGGAGACGTCATTACAAAAGAAGCGCTGAATAACATTGAACAAGGTATTGTTAATGTTCCTGCCGGTCCTAAAGGCGACACTGGCGCAGCTGGTGCCAAAGGTGCCACTGGAAAAGGAGTTAAAGGAATTGCTTTAACAACTACTGATGGAAAAGTAACTGGGGGTACTTTTACATTTGACGATGATAGCACTGGTGCCGTGACTGTTACTGAAGCTTAGTTTTTAGGAGGAAATTATGGCTAAACTTGAATTAAATCTTCATACAAAAACAGGTGATGTTAAGTATGAAGAGCATCATGTTAGCGGGCAAAAATATCTTGATTTAATGAATATGAAAATCGGATTTGAAAAAGCTAAAACAATTACAGTTGTTGATGTTGTAGAAGAGCGCTTAAAATTCACAGCAAGTCTCTTTTCTGATAAAAAAGTAACTGCAGAAGCAATTTTACAGGGAACTGATCCATGGGAACTTATTCCAATGCTAGATCGTATAGAAGATGCGGTTCTAGGTGTTGTTCCAGGTGAAGAAAAAAAGGAAGTATAACTGTTACTGAAGCAAGAGATGAATTTTTGAATTCAGTCAGAAGTTTAGTAGTCAATGATACAGGATTTACTTTATCTGACCTTTTAAACAATGACTATTCAACTACTTTGAGTTTAGTTACCTCACAGGAAACTAAAGAAAAAGAAGAACCTGTTTCATTAGCAGACTTTATTAGTTCTATTTAAAAACTTTGCATTAAGCAAGGTTTTTTGTTTGCGGTTGCAAATTAAGAAAAATTTAAGGTATAATTAGATTATTAAATAAATACTGGGAGTAAATTTATGATTGATAATGAGAAAACAGTAAATTTAGATAATAATAAGGTAAAGCAGCCATTCTATAAAGTGGTTTGGTTCTGGCTATTTATTGTTTTTTTTACTATTACTGTGATATTAGCGGCAATAAATATTCCTTTATCGAATAACTTGAATAAAAAAGAAAAAGAGATTTCTAAAATGAAATCAAATGAAAAAACAAAAAATGATTTTGCTAAGTATATGAGAGAAAACGTAGTTGATTATGATAAGTACGTAGATGAATATTTAGGTATTTCGAGTTCATCAAAAAATGAAGATGAATCTACTAATAAAAGTAGCGATTTTGTAAATAGTTTTGGCACTGCTCAAGGATTTTCAAATGATGATACGGAAATTGAAGTTAATGTAATTAGTGCAAACATAGATCAGTCAGTCAAACTTAGCGATGATGATTTATCTGGAAAACCATTAGTTTTAACTGTAAGCATAAAAAACACAGGCTCTAAATCTTATCCTTTTAATATACAAGAATTTAATGTTTACTCTAAAGATGGAAATACTCTTAATTTTAGTTCTAGTACTTATAGTAATACAATGCCTAGCTCTGTTAACCCAGGGCAAACAGTTCAAGCAAAAGGTTACTTTGTAGCTACTGATGATGGACCATTTAGTGTTACTTTTGCAGATGGAACTTGGAAGTAATTTTGCTTTGAACTAACTAATCTATACATAAATAGAAAACACCCCGTTTTTGGGATGTTTTTTTGTATATCCTTGAATTAATAATAAAGTTCAGGAGATACGCAATGGGAAATACACCTTTAGGAAAATTGATTGTTGAAATGGGCCTTGATGACACTAACTTTTCTAAGGGTGTTACAGGTGCAAGAAAACAACTTACAGCATTAAAAAGCGACTTGAAAACTTCTCAAGGAGTAGCTTCAGCATTTGGCGGAGGTATGAGCGGAGTTGCTAAACCTACGGATGTGCTTACTAAAATGATTCAAACTCAACGAAAAGAGTTAGGGTATTTAAATGAATCATACAAGAACTCATTTAATAATGGAAAAGCTACGGGAAATACTACAAGGTATGCTACTGAGATATCAAAAGCTAATGCAAATCTTGCATTATATACAGGCCAATTAAAAGAAGCAGCAAGCGCTCAATATATGCAAACTAGCGCACTTCCAAAAATATCATCTGGGTTAGGAACGGCTAGCACAGCATTTGGTAAATTAAGTCGTGCGGTTATGCCAGCTAGTATTGCAATGACTGCAACATTTTATAAAGGTATTCAGGATGCTACCGAGTTTAATGGGCAAATGTCAACAATTCAAGCTCTGCTCAGAGATACAGCTCCAGCAAAACAACTCGGCCAACAAATGGACACATTAGGAGAAAAATCAAAATCATGGGCCAGACAATACGGGGTAAGCACTGAATCTATTAATACAGGGATCGAAGAAATGGTTAAAAAGGGATATAACTTTAACCAGACTTTGGGAGCTATGCCAGCAGTCCTTGATGCTTCAAAAGCATCAGGTGAAGATTTCAATACAGTTATGGGGGCTTCTACTTCGATTCTAGAGCAATTTGGTTTGAAATCTGATAGTACCTCGGCAATGTTAAAGAATACGCAACGTGTAACAGATAGTTTAACTTTTGTAGCTAACAAAACTGCCGCAGGTTTCTCTGATATGGGAGAAGCAATGGAATATATTGGTCCAGTTGCTCATTCTCTAGGTATGAGTGTAGAAGAAACTTCAGCAGCGGTTGGTTTACTTTCTAATAACGGAATTGAGGGAGAAAAAGCAGGGACATCTTTGCGTGGGGCATTATCTCGTTTGCTTAAACCTACAAAACAATCTTCAGCAGCATTTCAAGAACTCGGAATTAATCTTGGAGAATGGAAAAAAGGAAATATCGGGCTTCCAGACATGCTCGATACTATCAAGAAATCTACACAAGGCATGACAGATGCAGAGAAGAGTTCATTAATTGCTAAAGCTTTTGGTGTTGAAGCACAAACAGGTATGAATATTCTTATCTCACAAGGTGGAGATGCTTTGCGTAATTTGACGAAAGAAACAAAGAATGCGACAGGTTATACAAAAGGACTTGCTGATGAGATGAATAAATCAGATAAAAATGCCTTTGCCCGTGCGAAAGCAACTCTTGAAACATTATCTATCAGTTTGGGTCAAAAATTATTGCCTAATATTATTCCAGTTTTGCAAAAAGTAGATGATTTAGCTGATTCATTCGATAAATTGAGTCCAGAGGCGAAAAATACAATCATTAATATGGGATTAATTGCAGCGGCAGCTTATCCTGCATCTAAGGCGCTTGAATTAGTGACGGGTAAGGGTAAAGGAGTTGTTGATTTACTAATTAATTTGGGGAAAAAAGGAGCTGGAGCCCTCGCATTAAAAGGAATAGAAACAGGGGCTATGGAGGCTTCTGGTGCAATTGGCGCAGGGGGAGCTGGTCTTTCTGGAAGCCTTAGTGGATTATCTCCGATTTTAGCTGGTCTTGGTCCAGTAGGAGTTGCAGCTCTTGGAACTGCGGGGCTTGCAGGTGTGATTATTGGGGTAAGCAAAGTAATAGATGATGCCAAAGAACGAATGAAGTATTTTGGAACAGTTGAAGTACCTAAAGAAACAGTCGCTAAAGTCGAAAATTTCAAAGGAAAGATAAATGACTTATCTATTGCAGCAGAAGGTTTTGGAACTAAAGGAAGTAAAGCTTTTAAAGATGTGTCGAAAGCTATAAATGATTTATCGAATACGACCAAAGGTGATATTGATTCTGCCACAAAAAAATTACAGGATGAAGCAAAAAATTTAGGCTTTGGTGATGATGTAATAAATAACATCAAAAATGGTGGAGACAAAGCAAAAGATATAGTCAAACAAGCAACCGATAATATGACTTCCATTTATAAGAAGGCAAGTGATGAGCATAGAAACTTGACACTTATTGAGCAAGCCCAGGTTGCAACTAACCAGCAGAAAATTGCAGAGCAAGAAATATCAGCACTTGGTGTAACAGGATCTAAGAAAAAGCAACTTATGGAGGCTTTAACTGGAGATATTAATAATATTTCTAAAAAGCAGGCTCAGGATTATTCATCAAGTATCCAAAGTATTCTTGATAAATCTGATGAAACATTTTATCAGAAGCAAAAACAGTTAAAGGATTTATTGGGTCAAGGACAAATTACCAATGAACAGTATACTGCAAAAGAAAAAGAGCTACAAAATGAGCATGAATCAACTACTCAAGCATATCTAGGAACTCTCGAAAATATGATTATGAAACAAGGAGAGGGACTCGTACAAGGAACCGATCAGTACAAGCAATGGTATACTACTTCATCAATTATTCTCGGTAAATATGGTGTAAACCTTATTGATTTAGTTGGTAAAAATGGCAGGGCAATTGATGCAATAACAGCTTCTTCAGAGAGTCTAAAAGCATGGAATTCTATCCCTACACCAGTTAAAAAGTTACTTGGTGATAATGCTAATTTTAAAAATAATGAAGCAGAAGCAAGTCAAATACTTGCTGTATGGAATAAAGCCTCGGCACCTGCTAAAGAGTTACTGGCTAAGAATCTTACAAAAAATCCAACAATGTCAGCTCAAGCAATAATTGACACTTTAAAGGGAAAGACTGTATCGCTTGCAGCAAACAATAACACAGGAAGTGGGGTTGGCGGTGCGCGTTCAACAATAAGTTCTTTGCAAGGCAGAACAGTTCCATTAGGAGCGAATAATAATACAGGCTTTGGAGTTAATAGTGCTGCGGCTACAATTGCATCACTTCAAGGAAAAACAGTAGGGCTTGATGCTAATGATGATTTAGCTAGAAGAACTTTTAATGCTTTTATGGATTTACCAGCTTCAAAGACAATCAGTATTATTGCCAATACAACCAAAAATGCAACAGGTACAAATTATTTTGAAGGTGGATTAGCAACAGTTAATGACCAAAAAGGCTCGCTTTATAAAGAATTGATTACTCTACCTACAGGTCATAGCTTTATTCCAGAGGGGCGTGATATAACTATACCACTTCCAAGAGGAACTAAGATTTTAAAGGCAAGTAAAACAGCCAGAATGTTCCCAGAAGTTCCAAGGTTTGCACAGGGAATCGGAAGTATTCCAACCAATGCTAGATTCTTGCAAGATGTTAGAAGTGTTAATGAAAAACTTGAAGTGTCATTCCCTCAAAATAATGTAGGAGTCAATTCATCTCAACTTTCAATTATCATTTCATTACTGCAAGAGTTGGTTTCTAAAGAGCCATTAGTTCTAAAAGACGGAACTCGAAATAACATGCCAACGTTACGAGAAAAGAACCGTGCCTTGAATCAGCTCCAACAAGAATTAGGATATCTATTTTCAAATAATTAGGAGGTAATAATGAATCTATCTTATAAGCAAAGTGTCGAAATTTCAAAAAAAGAAAAAGTAAATCGTTGGGGAGAACCAGTATATGGGGAAAAGATAGTTTATAACAATATCGAGATTGAGAAACGACCAATCTTTCAAACGGTGGGAGGAAAAAGAGAGGTCAAACAAAAGGCAATTTTAACCATTTTTGAACCTCAAGCTATTCCTATTTCTACGACAAATGAAGAATGGGAAGGGGCTCGTGTAATTGACGAAGACCATAATGTATTTTATGTAGAAAAATATGAACCAAAATATGATGAAGATAATAAATTGATTAAGCATAAATTGAATTTATTGGAAGGGAGATATTGATGGTTGCTGCTGATGAAGAAAAAATTACCTATACCAATGAAAATGGTGGAATGGTAATCATGACAAAGGAGCGTCCGTTCTTTTTACTTGATAAAACGGGTTTTGGAGCAGTAAATAATACTATTAATAGTGAAAAAATGTATGGTATGGATGGAGAACATGAAAATGATGAAACTCTTGAGCCACGAACTTTAACCATCACTCTCTTAGTTTATGGTAAAAATCCTAAAGATGATAACAAACTCCAACGTACCTTGCTCAATGTATTTAATCCTAAACTAAAAGGGGTTTTGACTTATGAGTCCTATGGTAAAAGTTATGAAATAGATGTTCGGATAACGAAAGGGTGGGAGAGTGAATTTGACGAAAAAAGTCACACAAATCAAAGTACTCTTTCATTCTTTGCTGCTAATCCCTTATGGAGAGATGTTTCAAGTGATTCTTACGTTGTTCAAATGGGACAAACAACAAATTTATTTAGCTTTCCTTTAGCAATCACAGATGATTTTAAATTCGCAACTGTAGATGTCGGAAAAGAAGTAGCTGTGATAAATCCAGGGCATGTTGCGGTTGGTTTAGAGTTAAATATTACTTGTACAGCAGAAGTTGTTAATCCTAGATTATTTAATCCTTATACTGAAGAATATTTCGCCTTTAGTAATACATTCAAGGGAGGGGATACAATTTATCTCAATACAAACGAAGGTAAAAAACAAGTATTAATAAATGGAGAAAATGGTTTCTTTAAACGAAAGTTAGGTTCTACATTTATGCAAATTAGCAACTTAGAAACAAATTATTTCATTTTACAGGCGGATAGTGGAATTGAGAATATAGTTGCAAAAATGAACTACTATCCACTGTTAACGGGGGTATGTTAATGGTTATTCAAAGAGATTTGACGGTTGAAATTTTCAACAGGAATTTAGATTTCACATACTCTTCAGTGGGGATACTTGACCAACTTAAAAACTGCATTATCAACTGGAGAGCATTTAACTTTGATATTTTTCAATTAACTTTGCCTTTAAATTCAAATGCTATTCCCTATTTGAAATCAGATAACATCTTTTCAATTAACGACTCTTATTTTTATATTGATTCTATTAGCTATGATAGTAAGCAATCTAATCTAATGACGGTAAAAGGAAAGAGCCTTTTAGGTAAAGCAACAAAGAGAATTGTTATCCCAATGTATGCTACCAATTCAGCTAAACCTGAAAAAATTATGTTTGATCTCATCAATAAGAATATGATTGATACTGTAATGGATAGAATGATATCTTTTGTAAGTATTCAGAATCCGCCAGACTTTGGATTAACTGCTATTTCTTATCAAAATTCCTATGGAAATGTTGCTGAAGAAATTGCTTCATTTGCTGAAGGAAATAGCATTTGTATCAAAGAGGTTCAAACAAGCTTAGAAACTCCTGCCTCTCAAATTCAGTTTTATAAAGGAAGAGATTTAAGCGGTGATGGGGGTGTCGAATTCAGCTTGGATGATGAGGGCTTGAAATCAGAAAGTTTAACGCGTGATATTTCTGATTTCTATAATGTAGCTTATATCTTTGGTGAAGGAGAAGGGAGTAAAAGAAAGTCAGCTATAGCTACAAAGCTCCCTAGCGGTAAACCTAAAGGAGAAGAAGTCAATGAAATTTACATTGATGCGCGTGACTTGCAGGAAACTTATACTGATGACTCGGGAAAAGAAGTAACTTTAACGGATGAACAGTATAAAGCTCAGTTACTCCAGAGGGGGAATCAAGCTTTAACTGATCATGCTGAAGTCATTCAGATTGGAGGAGAAGCAAACTATAATAACCTTAATTTTCAATATGGTAAAGATTATATGGTTGGAGATATTGTAAGGCAAACTAATCCAAGGTTTGGAGTTTCAAAAGTTTCAACTTTAACAGAAATGCAAGAAACATGGGATGAATCGGGTTATCATTTAGATCCAACCTTTGATAAAGACAAAGTGACACTCACAAAGTTAATTAATAGAAAGTAGGTATAAACATGGCACTTTTTGTATTTCCACTAAAAAGTATTAATGGAAGTAATATGTATAATAATGATGATTTTCGCCAATACTTTGCGAATTTTATCAGTACAGGGATATTAGCGAATGTTCCCTTAGCAGGTTCAACAGCTTTTCAGGTTACTCAAACGGATAATCCGTCCATGAATGTCATTGTTGGAAGTGGAGTTGCTTGGATAATTGGGGGGCAAGTAATGAACACTTCTCCGCTTTCATTTCAAATTCCTGCGCCTTTGACAAGTCAATCACGGACAGATTCTATCGTAGTTCAATGGAGCAATTCAAGTAATAATGGGGATATCATTTATAAACAAAATTCAACTCAAGTTATACAAACTAATGATGTTTATGAGTTGCAACTTTGTAAAATTTTAGTTCCAGCAAATGCAACAAATATTCCTCAAGCTAATATCACGGATATGAGAGCAGACACATCAGTATGTGGTTTTTCAAGTCCTTACGAAGCAATAAAAACAGGTGATTTACTGGCACAGTTTAAATCGGAGCTTGAGGCAAACGGTATTCTCTTTTCACAATGGTTCGAAACGATTAAAGGTCAACTTTCAGAAGATGCAGCAGGAAACTTACAAAATCAAATAAATAATTCAGTCCATAATGCGGGAAACATCTCAACTGGAACAAATTTAAATGATATAAGGGGAGTAGGTTACTATCGAATTGGAGGACTTGTTGGTGGAACTGATGTTTTGAATACTCCATCTGAAGTTAATGGAATTAGATTTTATGCGTTTTTGATTGTCATAGGTTCACTTCAAGAATTAACAGTATATTCTCCTAAACAAGATACAACTTGGACTTATAGCCGTTCTATTTCAGGAAGTCCATCAACATGGAGCATTTGGTCTAAAACTGTAATGACAGATGAAAATGGCAAGACTAGTGTCAAAGATTTAGAGGTTACTGGTAAAATTACTCAGGGTATTTCAGAATCTATTAGTTTCCCAATTGGTTATGGAGCAAGCGTTAACGCCAGAAGAACTGGTAATCTTGTTGAGATTCTATTTTCAGGACAAACCTCTACTCAAATGTCAGGCGGAACTACGATGAACGAAAAAATACCTGATGGTTTCAGACCAGCAGATGTGACATCGATTGACTTTTTATCACCAGGTAAACATTTGGATACTTACTATTACTTCAATCCAGATGGAACAATTACATATCAAGGGGAAACTTTAACTGCAAAATCATTTTTACGTGGGGTAAGGACATACTTCACTAATGATCCTTGGCCAGTTATTGAATAAAGTTACTGTTTAATAAAAAGAACCCGTTTTTAGGGTCCTTTTTTATTTATGATTGAGTAAACAAATAAAACGAAGGGAGGAAATATGCGGGATTTTTTAGAAATTTATCATAATTTCTATGCTCTAGATTTCGTGCATCATTGGACATTTGCATTATTGGTTTTTGTAGTGATTGTAGATATTGTTCTTGGTCTGCTCAAGGGGTGGGCCACAAATACATTTAAATCAAGTATTGCTCGTAAAGGGATAGTTTCTCACGGAACTTTGATTTTTATTGTAGTTGCAGTCTATCCATGGATATCAGAGTTGGGGTTTAGTCTTCTTGCGGATGCGGTGATGTTGTTTTTTATTGTATCTTATATCGCTTCAGTGATTGGTAATCTTGAAACACTTGGTGTACCAATACCAACTTATATAAAGAATAAGTTGGCAGAAGAAATTAAATCAAAAGATGATACCATTACAGAAATTTTTGAACAAAAGAAAAAGGAGAAAGAAAATGATTTTTAGTAGCAACAAAGTTTACAACATCATCAAGTGGGCAGTTTTAGTTGCTTTGCCAGGCATCAGCACTTTTATCGGGGTAATTGGGAAAGCATATGGGTGGTCAGGGACTGAATTAGCAATTGTTTCATTAAATGCTTTTACCGTGCTTCTTGGTACTTTAGCTGGAGTGAGTGCTGTTAAGTTTAGTAAACAACCAGACGATACGGAGGAAAATAAATGAAAAAATTAGTAAAGAAAATAGCGGTGGTTACTGCAACTTTCTTTGTTGTCGCAGCAAGTGGTCCTGTATTTGCGGCAGTTGGTGACCAAGGGGTAGATTGGTCAAAATATAATGGAGATTATGGGAACTTTGGTTATGACCATGATAAGTTTGCGATTGTTCAAATTGGTGGAACTTATCACGGTTCATTTGCGGACCAAGCGCCTTATTCAACACAAGTCGCATCCGCAATTGCTCAGGGTAAACGAGCACATACTTACATTTATTTCGAAGTCGGAAATTCGCAAGCAATAGCCAAAGCAGCACTTGACCGTTATTTGCCAAGAATTCAAACTCCTAAAAATTCTATTGTAGCTTTGGACTATGAAAGCGGAGCTGCGGCATCAATCCTGTCAGGATACGACAGCACTGGAAAACCAATTTATGCAAGTACACCTTGGGAAATCCAAACAAATACAGATGCCATTCTTTATGGAATGCGGCGTGTTAAAGCTGCGGGTTATACTCCAATGTATTATTCTTACAAGCCTTACACGTTGAAGCATGTAGACTATAAGAGAATCATAAAAGAGTTTCCTAAATCACTTTGGATTGCGGAGTATCCGAATTATAAAGTGACTCCAGTTCCTAACTATAGCTTTTTCCCAAGTATGGACGGAATTTCGGTATTCCAATTCACATCAACTTATGTTGCTGGCGGACTTGATGGTAATGTTGACTTAACTGGAATCACTGACAAGGGTTATGAAGATGGAAACGCAACTAAACCAGATACTGATACACCAGCCACTGATGACGGTAAAGATGCCAACGAAGTGACACCAAGTGAAATCCAAGAGGGAATGACTGTCACAATCAATTTCAGCGCTACAAATTACTCAACAGGACAAGCAATCCCTAAATGGGTTAAGGAAAACTCATACAAAGTGCTTCAAAAGTCAGGGAATAGAGTCTTACTTGATAATATTATGAGCTGGGTTGCAGCAAGTGACGTCCAAGCGTTGGATACAGGTGGAAGCAATTCAACTGGGAAGACTCAAACTCATATCGTTCAATCAGGCGATACTTTAAGCGGTATTGCTTCAAACTGGGACACAAACTGGCAAGAATTAGCACGTCAGAACAGTTTATCTAATCCAAATATGATTTACTCTGGTCAGGTTATTCGCTTCACAGGCGGTCAATCTGGGGTTGCATCACGGACTTACACCGTACGTTCTGGAGATAACCTTTCATCAATTGCCAGCCGTTTAGGAACAAGTGTTCAAAGTTTAGTTTCAATGAACAGAATCTCAAATCCTAATCTGATTTATGCTGGTCAAACTCTAAATTATTAAAATTAACCCCGCTTCGGCGGGGGTTTTTGGTTTTAATAGTGTTAATATTTGATAAAAAATGATAAAATCTAGTAAAATACTTTTGTAATTAGGATAAGAATATGCCAGAAACCGTTTATTTCCAACAACTTTTAGAAATGATTAAGACTTTTCAAGAAACTTATATTGAACTTCCTTTGATTAGAAATCAAAAGAGATGTGAAGTCATATCTAAATATGATGAAAACGAAAAATTTGTTTTAATAATTAATCGCAAAGGAAATAAAAACCTCAAGAATTTATCTTTTCTTATTAATTCTCGAACTCACGGAAAGAGAATGGTTAGATTAGATATGAATGGTGCGCCTCATGATAATCCTGATGGGGAACTTATACCAACTCCTCATATTCATATTCATGATGAAAAACATTTGGATGGCAGAATAGCTATACCTCTAGAAAATGTAACTGATAAAGAACTTATAGACGAACTTTATGAAAGTATGTTATTCTTCTTAGATTATAACAGTATTGAAGTTGATGGTATTAATTTTGTGCAAGGATTGGAGGTTTAAAATGGATGGTTTAAAACTTATTGAAGATTATGTATCCTGGTATAAATCTAATTCTTTTGTATCCGACCACGAATCATACACTATGATAACGACTCCATTCGTAAATCATATAAATGATAGGATTAGATTATATGTTGAAAAAGTCGATGATGAAATATTAATTACGGATGATGGAGAAACAATAAATGAGTTGGAAATGATGGACTTAGATCTTTCTAATCCAACTCGCCGAGCAATAATCGATAATATATTAATTAACTTTGGTGTTAAATTAGAAGATGAAATTTTGACTACCAGAGTTGAAAAAAAGGATTTTGCTCGAGGAAAACATAGAATGCTTGAAGCTATCATTCGGTTGTATGATTTAAGCTTTACCAAAAGAAGAAATGTTATTAGTATTTTTTCAGAAGAAGTACAAAATTATCTATTTGATAATGAAATGGGAGGTATTCCTAATTCTAAAATAGCAGGAATTTCTGGGATAGACTATTCTGTTGATTACTCAATTGGAGCAACAAAATCAAGGCCAGAAGTATTGATGCAATTCGCAAATAATTTTACTTTTGATAGAATCACAACATATGGATTCATATTTGATGACATATCGGCTCTTAGAGGAACTAAACACAATGTTAAATCAGTCATAATTGCAAATGATGAAAGGCAGCTAGCAGAAAAGGCACTACTTGCTGCCAAAAGTAAAGAAATTCTAGTTATTCCTTGGTCTCAGAAAGAAGAGATTTTAAAATTAAAAGTAACTTGATTTCTCGCCCTCCGGGGCGTTTTTCTTTTGCCGTTATTATGATATAATTTTCGTAAAGAGAGGAACAGCTTATGAAAAAAGGTAGTAATGGATTAGGAATCGAAACAGGTTTGTGCTTAGGAGTGGCATTTGGGATTATTTTTCATAACTTAGCGATGGGTATTGGTATCGGATTGTTATTTGGGCTTGCTTTTGATTATAGGAAAAAGAAATAATACTGGCTCTAGGACGTTTTTCTTTGTACTCGTTAGGAAGTTTGCTATAATTAAATTTCTAACACTGATACCCCTTAATTGGGGGTCTTTTTTTGTTAACAAATGTTACCTCGTCATTTTATTGTTGTTGTTATAATGATGGAATCATGAATGCTATTCCAATTACAAATACAAATAGCTAAGTGTTTATGAAGAGATAAAGCGCCCTTTTCCAAAGCGAGGGCGTTTTTCTTTACAGTAAAAAGTATAAATTATATAATATAATCTCCCCCAGAAAATAAGTTTTTTTCATAATAACTTTCACGCTACTCTTTTATGGAGTAGTTTTATATTTCACAAGTCGTTTCAGTTTACTCTATATTATACAAGGAGTATAGTAATAGTACATTCAAATTATAAACGCTTGAACACCTTGCCGCCATGCAGGGTGTTTTTGTTTACAAAATTCTGATTAAAGGTTATACTGTATGTAGTTTTGTAACTATAACACCGTTTTTGACTAAGTGACGGTGTTTTTTATTTGAAAGCGAATACAAAAAGTAGTAGAATGAAGTAGGATAAGTAAGGACAATTGTTTCCTTATAAGAAATACGCTCATTATGAGCGTTTTTATTTACAATAAATATAAAAAATTATATAATACTTTTATTCCAAAAAAACTTTTTTCATAAATTCATTCCGAAGCGTCCCTCTCCTAACTGGGGTGCTTTTTTATGTTATAATATATCC